GGTAGTCATTTTGTTCTCGGATCCCAGCTGATAAATCAACTCCAACACCAAGAGAATCAAATTGAGTGGCGATGGCGCCTTTAACAATTAAATCAGGAGACAGGGATAACTCACTAGTTTGTACAATTTGATTCTGGTACTGAAAACTAAAAGCAATTGGCGCCTGCCTACGTCGATCTTTTAAATAATCTAAAGACCAAAGCGCGGGCCAATATGACAATTCTTCACCCTGCTCGTCAATTGTGATAGCCGATTGAACAATTTGCACCCAATCATTTGATGGAATGAATGTTGTGTTATGGATATCATCATGTCTAAATCTGGTACCAAGACAAATTGCTCTTCCACCTTCAAACATAGTAGGAACAATAACGGAATTCCAGTTATCTTCCATAGCCGCACGGATATCCCTGTTTTTGATATCGTCAGCCGATTTAATAGCGTCGTCAATAATGCACAAATGCGAACGCTTTGATGTCACTGCACCTTTTAAACCGGCGCAACAAACAGTAAATTCTTCTTCACCAGTAGATTTAATGCCTGCAAATTTCCAATCAATACTCCAGTATTCATTGGAGTTAATTCCCTTGGCAATTTTTACGGTTGGAAATACTTCACCATAAATTTTACTTTCCTCAATAATGCGTTTAATTGCAGCACTCTTCGGTCGAGCAACATCAACGGTATAGGAAATATATAGAATTTTGAGCGGCTTTTTATGCAGAGCGTGAATACCGATTGCCCAAGCCGTAAATAAACCTAAAACCGTAGATTTAGCACTACCCCTGGGTGCCAGAATATCTACATTTGGTCCCGCAATACCAACCAAGCATTCACTGTCTTCTTCGGTACACAAATATTTGTGCCATTCTTTATGATGATCTGCAGGTGGTTTATCACCAACGACCTCACAAAAGTAACCAAAATCTGTTCGAGCTCTTTCAATATCTACCGTACTAGTTTGTTTGACAACACGTTTTTGTGCTGCTGCACGAGCCGTCCGTCGATATACAGAATAGATGCTGGTTGCTACCATGCCCGTAGCTTAGCGCAATTATTCTTACGACTCCTCCGCCAGGATCTTGGTCCAGACACCCATCGATGCTTCCTGGAGAGGACCCTCGATGGGATCATCACGAAAGATAGAAACCATTTCCCGCAAAGCTCGGTCAGCCCCAGCAAGAATTAAACCTTGCTTATCTAACAAGACTTTTTCGTCATTTAGTTGTTTAATAGAGCCCCGAAGCTCTTTCTGGAGCATAGCGATTCGGGAAGTCCCCATGTCTTGTTTGACAATTCCCATGTCAATAGCATCGCGCAATTTAGCGATATCCTGTTGCATGAAATCGATCTCATTTTCTAACAGCGCATTAAAATTTCGTTTTTTAAATTCTTTCTTGGACCATTCATCGCATTCCACAATGCTACCTGTAAACCCGAGAAATCGGGCGTACAGGTACATTTGTATGGGAGAGCTGGCGCGTCTGCAGAAGGCAAGAAAGGATTCGCGGTCTTTATCGGTTAAAACCTGAATCCATTCCGTCATGTTCGGTACTGCTGTCGAGCTTGTTCGTAATCTCGGTTCTCTTTATAGCGCCTAAACATCTCTTGTTGCAAGTCTGTGAGACGAGTTTCCTCGCCGGACTTACCAAGTGTTGCTCGCTGTTCTTGACCAGTCAGGCTAATCTGACGTTCTTGACCAGCAAGGAGCTGGGCTTGGGTTTGACGTGCCTGCTCACCAGTCAACCCAATCTGACGCTCTTGGCCAGAAAGGAGCTGGGCTTGAGTTTGACGTGCCTGTTCACCGGTTGCTGCGATACCAAGGCGCTCTTGTTCCCCAGTAGCAGTGATGCCCAGTCGTTGTTGTTCACCTGCCGTTATGGTTCCGAGACGTTGTTGTGCTCCCGTTTCCTGGATCAATCCAGTTTCACCAGCAAAGCGTTGGGCTTGGGTTAAACGCTCCTGTTCCCCAGTCGCAGTAATACCAAGTCGTTGCTGCTCACCTGCGGTTATGGTTCCGAGACGTTGTTGCGCTCCAGTTTCCTGGATCAATCCCGTCTCACCAGCATAACGTTGGGCTTGGGTTAAACGTGCCTGCTCACCTGCCGTTACGGTTCCGAGACGTTGTTGCGCTCCTGTTTCCTGGATCAATCCAGTTTCACCAGCATAACGTTGGGCTTGGGTTAAACGTTCTTGCTCACCAGCTGCTGCGTAGCCAAGGCGCTGTTGATAACCTGTTGTTTCAACAGTTTTGCGTTCCTGTTCACCCCTGCTAGCAACAGTTGCACGCTCCTGCTCACCAGTTGCGGCAATACCTAGACGCTGTTGGTAACCAGCTGTTTCAGCAGTTCTACGCTCTTGTTCACCAGCAGCCTCGTATCCGAGACGCTGTTGATAACCTGTTGTCTCAACAGTTCTACGCTCTTGTTCACCTCTGGCAGCGGCAGTTGCTCGCTCCTGCTCACCCATTGTTGAATAGGTAAGTCGTTGTTCAGCACCTTGCGATTGGTACCTGCGTACATCTTGCCCCGCAAAGAACTCTGAATTCGTGCGGTCAAGTTGAGCCCCAAGCTCCATGTTGAGCCGTTGCTGAGCAGCGCTGGTCTCATTCAGTGCAATTTGGGATTGTACCGACTGGGTAGGGACCGGAGTCGGCGGCGCTGGAGGCGGCGGCGGCGGAGAATAAACAATAGTAGGAGGTGGTGGTGATCCGCCCATGGGTCAACAATCTTTCTTAATTAAGTTTAACTCAACCGACTTGAATGTACTGTCCTGCAAACCGACCAGCATAATCCTTGGCAGCGGCCTGTTGAGTGGCGACTGCACGAGCACGATCAGCTTCTCCAGCGGCAGCTGAAGTTGCTTGTGCCTGCTTAGATGCCATGATATTTTGAACGTTTGAAGGCAGCCCTTCTGCAAATGCCCGATAAGCTTGACTTGCTGCAAGATTACGAGCAGTAGTTTCTGCTCCAGCGGCACTTAAGAATGGGTATAAATCCCTAAGTTGTTCACGACTCAAAGCTGCAGAAATTCTGCTAGCTTCTTCCATCTCTTTCAATCTTTCAGGACTGGTAGCCTTATAAAGGTCTAACCAACTCTGAATTTTAGGGTCAACACTAGGAATGGCATTCCCTTCTGGAAGAGTTGTCCCAGAGGGGGTAGGAGAAGGTGTGAGAATGCCTCTTAGGTCAGGGTTTTTTGCAGCAAAAGCTGTCTTAAATAAATCAATATTTCGTTTACCGGTAGACGTATCCGTTCCGGTAAAAGCACCAGTAAGGTCCGGAAAGCTACCAAATGCCATATCACTGATATTGGTATTGAGAGGTCAGAGCAGCACCGGCCTGTGACGCGGCATTGGCTCCCATTTGCTGAGCAGCTTGCTGACTACGCTCCAGCATGTTTGCAGCTGTAAGGATATTCTGGCGAACACCAGCAGCAGCAAGTTGACGCTGAAGTTCATTCTTAGAGCGTGCTTCTGAAGCATTGAAAATTTCAGGTAACAGTGTCCGCATTGCATCACGTTGTAATTCAATATTTTTTTGATACATCATGCGTTGACCAGCTGCAATACCTCTAGGATCAAGTTGATCGAGAGGAGTACCATAAGGATCAGTCGGACCAAACTGACTTGAACCCTTGGGAAGAGCATCTGTGCTGTATTCAGCAGCTCCTGGTTGTTTCATGCCTAATATGCCAGCACCGGCTTTTAAAGCTCCTGACCCAGCTTGACCAGCAAGATTAGCGGCTGCTGCACCTAATGGAGCGAGGAGTGCGCCACTTGCTAACTGAGTTCCAATATTTGTGGCACCACCAGCAACAGCCGGAGCAGCCATCATTGCTTTTTCAATTCCAGTGAGACCAAGTCCCATGGCTTGTTTTTTGGCGAGCATTTGCAAAGGCAATGCACCGGCCATGCGTGATGCTGCAAATCCACCAGCACCAGCACCAAGACCACCGGTAACACCTCCCATCAGACCCCCACTAGCGGCACCGCGAAGCGTGGAACCTAAATCACCACCACTTGATTGATATCCCTGAATACCACCAAGTCCTGCCCCCAGTGCAGCGCTACCTAAAATCCAGGGTAACATAATTTTAAATCCTTTTAAGTGTTATTTTAAATGAAGTAATTTTATCCGAAAATTTCGTCTGCAATTCCGCCAACAAGCGATCCGCCAAGAGAACCCAATGGTCCAAAAATACCAAGACCAGTTCCCAAAGCTCCAGCCATTCCTCCAAGTTGTCCGAATCCACCGCCTCCTCTTTGTGGGGGATTAAGCACAACAGGCGATATTTTTCCAGATTCGTAAACTCCAAATCCTGGTAAAATTTCACCACTATGAGCGGAGATCCCTCCGCCGCTTGAGCCACCACTACTACCCCGGTT